CTGAAGTGGCAAGGGTTGCCGACGAAGGAATTGTAGTTCCGTTGATAGACGTGGCAGTAGCGACACCCAATGACGGAGTAGTAAAACTTGGGCTAACCAATGGAGCTTTGGCAGCGAGGTCGGTAGTCAAGTTTGTAACTTGCGATTCAGCAATGGTCAGCAAAGACTGGTTAATGCCAATGTTGGCCGACGTTGATGTACCGGAATTGGTGATGGGTGAGGTGACAGAAACGACACCCGATGAACCCGTAGCGCCGGTTGCACCCGTGGCACCAGTTGCTCCAGTGTCACCCTTGGGAACGGTAAAGTTAAGAACGGCAGCCGATGAGGTACCAGAATTGCTAACCGAGGCTGAAGTTCCAGCGGCTCCGGTAGTGGTTGAACCAACGGTAACGGTTGCGGCGGCTCCCGTGGCACCAGTAGCTCCAGTAGCACCAGTAGCACCAGTAGGGCCGGTAGCACCCGTAGGGCCTTGTGCTCCGGTGGGGCCTTGTGTCAATACCAATGAATCATCGTATGACCAATAAGACTGGTTGTTGTAGACCACTCGAATGTAATACGCAGCAACGCTACCAACGGCTAACTGCCATTGTCCGGGTCCACCAAATTGCGGTCCACTAGCGATAGGGCCAGCATCGGCTGATCCTGCTGGGGGTGGCGTACCGGCAGAAGGTGGGGACGTAAAGCGTGAAGCCAGCCACGCGTCTACTGAAGCGTTATTCAGAAACCCTGATGGGCCTGCAACGGTACCGGATAGGACATTAGAGGACAACGGTTTCGCCCTTGTTAATGGCAGACTGTACTTCGTCTAGTTGGCGAGAAATAGAAGCGTTACCAATCATCTGACCAGTTTCCACTTCCCACTTAGAATCGGCACGAGCCTCAAGGTTGGCTGCGCCGGTTGTGGACTTGGGTTGTAGACCGTCTGCGCGAAGTCGCTTGTAGGCGGCCACGTCTTTGTGACGCTGTTGAGTGAACGCTTCTTGTGCGCCAGCATCGGAGCGCGTGGGCATCGCTGATGGGGCAAACGAAATACCAGAAGCCTTGCATCCGAAACAGTCGGGCTTGCAATGTCCTTGGTTGTGGGGCAACGCGGTCATGTGATTAAATCTCCGTATCCTGCGGCTGTAAGAGCCGCCGCTTCGCTGTCAGTCACGTATGTGGCTACCTGATACACCTTAGTAATCCATACGTCGTGTGCGACATTTACAACGGTCGGCACCGGGGGATTTACTTCAAAGTTGATGTAATACGAGGTGGCGTAAGGAGCTGACGGATCGTAAGGGTTGTATGGGTACGGAATGTTGGTGTTTGAGTTTTCCGGCGTAGCGGTGTCTTGAACAAAGGTTCCGTCTGAAAGCGCAAAAACCATAACGTGACGTGCGCGGTTCTTAAAGTAACGAAAGAGTCGCCGTTCCTCGCCCATCGAGGTGGGCAAGATTGCTGGTACGTCGTAGACCGTGGGTGGCGTAAATGTTGCCACGTTTCACCCCTAGTTCTTGCGACCCTTGACACCAAGCTCTTGTCCGGCAATCGTGTCCGTGTAACCACGTCCACCACTCTGGTTGTCAGTACGAGGATCAGCAGGTGCTTGACCAACTGGAAGGTTCACTCGTGAACCACCTGCAAGGTTTTCCTCAAGGAGAGTGCTGGGGCGCATGTCCACCACAAACGCAACTTGCGCGTGAGTGGCATCGGTGCTGTGTTCGGCATCGTAGCGACTTGACATTAGATTTCTCCAAAGGTTTTGTAGTGATCCACAACAGGGGCATCGGTGTAGGGGGCAAGTTCGCCACCAGTAATGCCACCAATGACCGGAGCTTCTTTGATTCCACGAGCCGTATTGCGCTCGGCACCAAGACGAACGTGCGCCTGAGTGTCCTGCGAAGTTACGGGGGTGGGAATGGTGCCGGTGTCAACAGAGTTAACGGCAGTTCCACGAAGGAACTCGTCGCTTACAGTTTTAAAAGCAGCGCGTGATTCCATTATTTCCAAGCTCCATCTGCCATGTCACAGCATCCGCAGTAACAAGGGTCGGACACTTCGCCTTTAACGGCCTTAGCGTCATTCATTTTTGCCCACGTCGCACGATTGGTCACGGGACCACCGGGCAAGTCGGCTGATTCAGGACCACGGACTAAACCGAGGCCGGTAGGGACTGTCATAATTCCTCCGAGGTGTGTTGTTCTTCATGGCTGATGGCAACGCCATCTTGGTCGGTCAGGCGACCGCAGACAAGACATTGAATCTCATCTGCGGTCGCTTGAACGTCACGGCTACCGCAATGTCCACAAGCAAATGGCCACGACATTGCGTTAACCTAAACCGACTAAGCCAGCGGTGAGCCGGACTCACCCAAGTCAACAGCAGGGTTAAAAGCGGTGCCAGTACCGGCAGTGGTGCTGATGTCGCCACCGAGAGTCGAGCTGGACTCAATGCGGATGACCGAAGCCTGACGGAAGATACCGTAGGCACCCAGCCAGTACCAACCCAGCGGCACGAAGCGACGCAGGCGGTCAGTGACAGGACCCGGAACAACGTGGGGGTACGCGCCGTTTCCGTCGATCATTGAGTGCGTCTTGGCAAGAGCCTGACGACCGATGATGAGGGTTCCGTACACGTTGGTGCTTGAGGCACCAGCACCCTGAAACACGGGAGCACGAGGGGTTTCGATCCAACGGACACCCTCGAAGGCACCCAGTTCACCCGTCCAGATTTCACCCGGCTGGGCGTAGACGTGCGGAGCGCGCCATCCGAGCAGGTTCGAGGTACCGACGGTTTCGCCCTGAAGGTCAGCAACAACGTCTGGGTGGATGTACCCAACGTAGTAACCACCAAAGGTAGGAACGTTCTGCGAGCGCAAACGAGCACGAGCAACACGAATGTCCACCGAGGACAAGGTGTTACCAGCAGCCGAAGCAGACGTGAACGCAGCAACAGCCGAACGCGCAGTCACCGAGGACTGAGCAGCGGTCGCACCGAGGCCCGAAGCGTACATGACGTTGGTACCGGAGTCCAAAGCAGCACGAGCAATCGTGTCGAGGGACACACCAGCGTTGTAACCAACCACGTTGGCAACCACAGGGTCAATGTCCACGAACGACGTACCACGCAGCTTGGCGGTGGTCAAAACAGCGTTACCGTATTCCGCAAGGGTCAGCGTAACCTGCGAGTCCGACAACGAAGCAACAGCAACGTCGTTGGATTCGGTCAGGGCAGTAGCCGAAATGGGAAGGTCGTTAACAATGGTGAACGCAACTGAAGAACCGGGCATGCTCTGGGCAGTCGGCTGAACATCAGCGGCTTGGTCAAAGTACAGCTCAGGACGCAAAGCGAAATACGCCATGCGGTCATAAGCGGCCTTTGAGAAATCTAGCGAGGACTGAGACGTGTAAGCATCAGTACCCGTAACGGTAAAAGCGTCAGTAGCCATTAGTGGCTATCCTTTCGTGAGAAAGGCTTAGAACGAACCTCTAGAACTCCACACACCTAGACCGGGGGCCGAGGTCTGTGTTTCTTGAATGATACTCATGATTTCTTCTGGGCTATTGGCTGCATTGACACGCGCCATGAACTCTTGGCCCGGATCAGGTAGCGCACCTGACGTTCCAATTGTTGCACCTTGAGCGCGACGTAGAGCCTCTAACTCAGACTGATTTGATGACTGCGGTGCAGGAGCACCACCAAGGATTCCGTATTCCTCTGCGGCCTTGCGAATGGAGTCGGCATCTGCCTCACCGTCGTAAGCCTTTCGGAACAACTTACCGATGCCATCGTCAGGAATACCAACCTTGGCAAACTGAACTTCGCGCCGTTCGGCGTTCAATTCGGCTCGCAGGCTGTCTAGTTCCTTACGCGCTTTTTCGGCTTCACGCAACTGTTTCCTGATGTTTGGATCAAGAGCTTGTGGCGTTTCTTCCTCAACTTCGTCGTCATAATCTGACATGAATCTCACCCTTCTAAAGATACGCACTTCGCCTAGGGGTAGCAAAGCGGATAAATTGTTGGTTTGCACTTCTACGCATTACAGGTTGTGCAACCCTGCAACGGGTAGGTTGTACGGCTCACCCGTCGCGCAACGGGGCAGAACACCTATGTTAAGTGTACAGCAAGCGTTACGCTAAACTCGTGCTGCGCCCAGACCGACAACGCCCTTAGCAGACTCGGCGTATCCACCACCCTTTTGGAACGGAGCGGCGGCTGATTGCTCGGCTTTTTGTACGGCGGCTTGGGCTTCGGTTTGAGTAGTTCCACCGAATCCTGCAATTTGCGAACCGATAAGAGTCTTGGTGTCAATGTTCTGAACACCGCTACCGGGGGTAAATCCGGTAAGGTTCACGTCACGGCTGGCATTGAGCAAAGCGTTCTGAATGTTTGATACACCCACACCAAGGGCTTGGTTTCCAGAGGTGGCCGACAACTTAGCCATACTTGCCAATTGTTCAGCTCCGGCTTGGTCGAGTCCAGTTAGACCGACACGGCTGGCGTAGTCCTGAATCTGTGCGCTGGCCACTTGGCGTTGCTGGTCGGGCAAAGCGCCAGTAGCCATGTAGTGAACAAGATCGTTGGTATTGACCCCGTATTCCTTTTGCAGAATAGCCTTAGTGTTGGGGTTGGCGTTTTGCACGACGTTGTAAATGTCGTTAATGCGCTGTTGGTATTCCGTAGGAGATACGTTCCCTGCCACCAGTTTTCCAATGTCGGCTTGGGTTAGTCGGATACCAGCCTGCTGAGCCATTCCGAGGTACTGCTCGCTGTGGGCTTGGTACTGTTGTTCGCTAATGTGAACTTGGTTAGGGTCGGCATTCAGTTCGGCAAGTCCGGGAAACGCTTTTTTGTAGGTATTGGTAGTTCGGATTTGGTCTAGAATCTCATTCTGGTTAATCATGCCTGCGGCAGCAAACTTGCTAACAAGAGCAGTCATTTCCGGCGTGTCAAGACCCCAGTTGGTCAAGGTAGCGTCAGCACCAGCAACGGCACCGTACTTGGCCGATTCACTAGCACCCAATAAGGTGGCCCTGTCACCAGTAGCAAGAGCGTTCGCTAATACCGAATTGGTTTTACTT